CGCTCATTCGGTGCGCCGCCTGTTCATGAACCACAAGAGCGAACTGGCGACCGCGCTCAAGAGCCACCAGCGCAACGGGGGCCGCCCTTAATGCCCGCTCTATACCTCCCGACGCGCTGGCTGATTTCCGCAGCTGACACGAGCGACGACCCCGATATCTTTCCGTTCCTGATCGGACAGTCGTTCCTGCAGCTCAAGACCCCGGTCTGGTCGACCGACGTGCAGACCTCGGTGTCTGGCCGCGAGCGCCGCCGGATGCTCTGGTCGTACCCCAAGTGGCGGTTCCGCATCGGATACGAAGTGCTGCGCGACGCGCCGAGCCTTTCGGAACTCCAGCGGCTGTTCGCGTTCTTCAACGCGCACGGCGGGGCGTTCAAACAGTTCTTCTATTACGACCGCTATGATCACACGATCTCGAGCCAGAGCATCGGCGTCGGCGATGGGGTCACGACCACCTTTCAGCTGACCCGCACCATGACAATCGGCTCGATCGCCTTCACCGAGCCGGTGCGCGCGATCAACAGGATCCCCACGATCCTGATCAACGGCACGCCCACCAGCGCGTACACGATCGGCGCCTATGGGCTGATCACGTTCACCACGGCTCCGGCCGTAGCCGCGGCAATCACATGGTCGGGCAACTTCTTTCACCTCTGCCGCTTCGAGAAGGACGAGCTTAGCACCGCACAGATGATGCAGGGGCTCTGGTCCGAAGGCGGCATCGATCTCATCACGGTCAAGCCATGAAGGCCGCCAGCTCCGCCCTGATCGCGCTGCTCGGCTCGAGCCAATTCGTGCGCGCAGATCTCTGGACGCTGACCCTCAACGGCGGCGGCGTCGTGCGCTGGACCAGCCACGACCAACCGATCTCGGTCGGTGGCAATACGTGGGCAATGGGCCCGATGATCAAGCGTGGGACCATATCGGAAAAGGTCGGGGTCGAAGTCGCGACGCTCGACGTCGAGATCACGGCCAACGCAGACGACCTGATCAACGGCACGGCGCTGATCCCGTTCATCGCTAAGCGCGGCCTCGACGGCGCGACCTTGAAGCTCGAGCGCGCCTATGCGCCAGACTGGAACAGCCCTATCACCGGGACCGTTATCCGGTTCGCCGGCAAGATCACCTCGATCGGCTCGATCACCGGCATGACAGCCAAGCTGACGGTGTCCTCGTGGCTGGTCCTGCTCAACTCGAACATGCCGCGGAACCAGTGCCAAGCGGGCTGTATGCGCACCGTCTACGATGCGGGCTGCGGCCTCAACCCGGTGACGTTCAGCGCCACCGGCACGATCACGGTGGCCGGGACGACCGGCTTCACGGCCTCGGGCCTGTCGGGCACCGACGGCTATTATTCGCAGGGGCGTGTGGTGTTCCTGACCGGGCCGAATGCCGGGCTGACCCGCACGGTCAAGACCAGCCTCGCGACCGGCGCGATCACGCTCATTCAGGCGCTCCCGGTCGCGGCGGCGGTCGGCGACACCTTCACCGCCATTGCGGGCTGCGATCACCTCGAGGCGACCTGCATCAGCAAGTTCAACAACCGCGCCCGCTTCAAGGGCACGCCGTTCGTGCCAATCCCGACCACCTCGCTCGGCGCGGCGACCACCACCACGACGGGGGGCAAGTGATGAACGAGGCTGCCGCCCGCGCCGCGATCGTCGCCGAGGCCCTGACCTGGGAGGGGACGCCGTATCACCCGCACGCGCGCGTCAAGGGTGTGGGCTGCGACTGCGCCCAGCTGCCGGCCGCGGTCTACGAGGCGGTCGGGCTGATCGAACCAGTCAACCCGACCTACACCTCCGACTGGATGCTGCACCGCGACGAAGAAAAGTTCCTCGGATTCGTTCTGCCGCAAGCCCGTCAGATCAAGTTCAAGGACGTCCAGCCGGGCGATCTGATCCTCTGGCGGTTCGGGCGCACATTCAGCCACGCGGCGATCGTGCTCGACATGCCGGAAGTGCTCCACGCGGCGCTCAAGGGTGGCGCGGTGATCCGTGCCGACGTCACCCGCGAGAGCGACCTCAGAGATCGCGAGTGCCGATATTTCTCGATCTTCGGCCGCAAGGGTAAACGCTGATGCTGGGCGGCACGCATACCAGCGAGAGCAAGCTCGCGGGCATCGATATCCAGACCTCGCTGCTCGGCACCCCGATCACCATCGGCTGGGGCCGCGCCAAGGTCGGTTGCAACCTGATCGATTACGTCGGGTTCAAGGCGATCGCCAAGACCACCAAGACGGGCGGTAAGGGCGGCTCGAGCAGCACGACCTACACCTACACTGCCTCGCCCATCCTGCTCCTGAGCGAAGGCACGATCACCAACGTCCGCACGGTCTACCGCGATTCCTCGGTGCTCACCCTTGCCACGGCCGGGCTGAGCCTCGCCACCGGGGCGCTGACGCAGCCGGCGTGGGGCTACATGACCTCGCTGTTTCCCAGCCACGCGCTCGAGTATTCGTCGCTCGCCTACGTCTACGCGCAGGATTATCCGCTCGGGAGCAGCGCCTCGCTGTCGAACCACAGCTTCGAAGTCGACTTCGCGATCCAGTTCGGGCCGAACGGCGACGCGGATCCCAAGGATATTACGACCGACTTCCTGACCAACGTGAGCTACGGCGTCACCGGCTGGAAATCGGGGCTGATCGGCAACTGGGCGGATTGGTCGCTCTACTGCCGGGCCGCCAACCTGCTGCTCTCGCCAACGCTCGAAGCCCAAACGACCGGAGCCGACTTCCTCACTCGCATCGCGGAACAGTCGAATAGCGAATTTTTCTGGTCGGAGGGCGTGCTCAAGGCCAAGCCCTACGGCGACGCCGCGGTCACCGGCAACGGCGTGACGTGGACCCCGAACCTCACGCCGCAATACGATCTCACCGAAGAGGACTTCATCGGCGACGTCGAGATGGAGATCGTCGACCAGACCGACGCCTACAATTCCGTCACGATCGAATTCCTCGACCGCACCAATCAATACAATCCGTCGCCGATGCCAGCGGACGACCTCGACAACATCATCACCTACGGCCTGCGCAAGCGCGACAGCAAGACGATGCACGACGTCAAGGTCGCGTCGACCGCGCAGACCCTCGCGCAGATCGAGCTCCAGAAAACGCTCTACATTCGCGAGAATTTCCGCTTCACGCTGCCCGAGGATTTCGTGCTGCTCGAGCCAATGGACTATGTGACGCTGACCACCACGGTCGACGGCATGAAGCTCAATCGGCAGCTGGTCCTGATCAAGGAGATCGAAGATGACGAGGTCGGCAACCTCGCCATGCTCGCCTCGATCGTTCCCGGGCAGACTGCATCCGCCGCCGCCTATGCTGCTCACACCTCGTCGGGATATCAGCCGGCAGTCGACGTTGACCCTGGCAATGTAGCGACCCCGGCGATCTTCAACGCGCCCACAGCGCTTGCCACGCAAGCTCACGAGGTATGGTGCGCGGTCGCGGGCGGCGCTGACTGGGGCGGCGCGTTCGTCTGGATCTCGGTCGACAACGTCACCTACTCGCAGGTCGGCATCATCCGCGGCCCAGCTCGGTACGGCGTGCTCTCGAGCGCGCTGGCGAGCGGCTCGGACCCTGACACCGTCAACACCCTCGCGGTCGACCTGACCACCTCACTGGGGGCGCTCGGAGCCGCAACGCACGCAGAAGCCGACGCGGGCGCCTCGATGTGCCTGATCGACAACGAACTGCTCACCTACGCGGACCTGAGCCTGACCTCGGCCTATCATTATTCGCTGAGCTACCTGCGGCGCGGGCTGCGGGGCACCAACGTCGCCTCGCACCTTTCTGGCGCCACGTTCGTCCGGCTCGACGACGCGATATTCAAGTTCGCCTATGACCCGGCGACCTCGGGCGCGACCCGCTACATCAAGTTCCAGAGCTTCAACCACTACGGGCGCGGCGTGCAGGACCTCTCGACCCTGCCCTCGTACTCGGTCGGCCTGGCGCCATTCGTGGCCATCCCGACCGCTCCCACCGGCCTTGGCCTCGGCGGCGGCGGCACGACCTGGACCGGCAACGCGATCAACCTGATCTGCAACCCGGTCGACGGCGCGACGAACTACCGCTTCGACATCTACAAGTCCGACGGCACCACCCTCCTGCGGTCGATCACCTCGA